TGATTATATGCAAAAGGCAGGTGATATAAGTTCTCAAATGTATTCCAAAGCATATCAAGATTCTATTGATGCACAACAAAGAGCAATTAGTTTAGCTCCAAGTGTAATGCAAATGGGATTAGCCCCTGCTGAAACATATGGTAAAGTAGGTTTAGCTGAACAAGCAAGACAACAACAAGCTATAGATGACCAAAGAGCAAGGTTTGAGTTTGCACAACAAGCCCCACAACAAGCATTAAGACAATATTCAGACATAGCATTAGGTAATATGTTGCCCGGCTCACAAACTACATCTCAGCAAGGGGGAGACCCATCATTTATGCAACGAGCAGTAGGTGGTAGTTTATTAGGCATGGGTGTTTATGGAGCAGGAACATCAGCAGGATTGATTGGGGCAGGTGAAGCAGCATTAGTTTCAAATCCCGTAGGAGCTACAATAGCAGCAGGACTAGCAATAGCTAGTTTATTTGATTAGGAGATATTATGAGTAATAGTTTTTTAAATAAAGATTATCTGAACTACATGACAAGTATTTTTAAATCAGATGAAGAAAAACAAAAAGAAAGAGAGTTAGCTTTACAAAGCAATCTTGGTTTATTAAACGAATCTAATGAACAAAATAAATTTTTAGGTTATCAGAATGACCCAAGATTTATGGATTCTTTTTTTGAAAATACTACAACTAATTCTAACATAACAAATATAGATAAGGTATACGAAACAAAATCTGTAGATGGAAGTAAAATGTATAGTCTAAATGAACCAACAATTGGAAAATCAAAATTAGTTCCTGTTGATATGGACAATGAAAATAGAGTACAAAATGTTGTTGATATTGCTAATAATCAAAATGCAATGAGAGGGGATAAACAAATGTTTCAAATTAATCCTAAAGACACCTCACCAAGAGGTGAATATTTATCTAAAGCAGCAGTACCATATAGTAAAGAACAACAAGCAGGTTTGTTAGTAGCAGAAGAAAATTTATTAAACTTAAATCAAAATCCAACACAAGGTAATGTATTGTCTGAAATATATAATTTAGAAAAAGGTGGCTTTTCATCTAATGAAGTTGCAAAAGAAATATCATCTTTATCTCCTGCAACAATGATTACGTTAATGTCTGCGTTAGGTGGGACTAGTTCTAATAAAACTCAAACACCTATAGCTCCTATACCGGTAGCTACAAGAGGACAAACATTTGGTTTAATAGACCCATACGAAAAATATAGACGGAGATTAGTATAATGGCAAAGAAAGAAGATGAACTACAAAAGCTAGTTGATGCTGTTGGTGGAACTATAGCACCTACATCTAATATAGATGATACGCAACAAATGTTAAACTCTATTAAAAACGCTGCCTTGATAAGAGCAGGTATAGGTATAATGGGTCAAAGAAAAATGGGTGAATCAGGTTATGATGTAGCTAGTAGAACTATATCTGAAGTAGCCAAGTCTTCTGCTGACCAATTAAAAACATACGCAACCGTTGCTGCTGCTAGTAATAAAAAAGATGATAAAAAATTAACAGAATTTTCTAAAGCACAAACTATATACAACAAAACATTTTATCAACCTGATGCACAAACAGGAGCATTAACTCAACTAAGGCAACCATTTATGGAGCAAGGAATTACACCACCAACACAAGAATGGTTTAAAAATAATTTATTAACAGATGAGTTTTTATTAGGTGGTCAGGGACAAGGAGAAAATTATATAGATTTTCATTTAGGTCAAGCTAAAAGAGCAAGAGACAGGGGAGAAACTCCACCTGATTATGAAGAAACATTTAATACATATAATATATTAAGAAATACCGGAAGATAATGGCATCAATAACTGAAGAAGATAAGGAACTATTTAATAAAATAAATGGAACTGTAAGCACAGGCAAAGCAGTATTAGACCCATCTGACGTAGAAATGTTTGACAGAATAAATGCAGGTTCAAACTATGAAGCTATACTTAATGACAACATAGGCGTTGATGAGGGGACAATAGAGGGTATTGATAACGAAGCAGAAGCTATGGCATATGCAGGTAGTATGGGTATGCTCGATACTTATAGAGGTGTAAAACAATACTTTGGGTTTGATGAACAGCAAATGAAAGCTGACCAAAAAAAACTTAATGCTATATTTAGAAATAAAGAATACGGTGGCAAAGCATTTGCTACATATATGGGTGGTATTATAGCTGACCCAGTAGGATGGGTAATACCTTTAGCTAAAGCTAAATCAGTAACACAAATGGTTAAACAAGGAATTGCATACGGCACAGGTTTAGGAGCTGCATCTTATGTAGACGAGGACAGTGGATTTAGTAGACTAGAACAAGCAGGACTAGGTGCTGTAGGTGGTGGTGTTATAACTGGAACACTAGGATTAGCTGCTAAAAAATGGGCAGGATTTGACCCTGTTGCTATAAGCAGACAAGATGCTTTAGATGAATTACCTAGTAAAAATTTAAGAATAGAACAAAACAGAACTAAAAATATAAGAAGACAAGAAGCTGAGGTTTCAAGATTGCAAGGTGTCACTGAAAAAATGACTGCTATAGAATCTTATAAAAAAAATGTAGCTATACCTACATGGAATAACTGGGTACAAAATCCATTAAGACCTATAGTCGGTGTTGGTGCAGGATTTGCAACATATAACATGTTAGATTCTTATGCAGAAACAGAAACAGCAACAGATTTTTTAGGTAAGACAGTACTTAGTGTTGGTGCATTTTTTGCAGGTAAAAGTTTAGGAACTAAAATGAATAGGAATGAAATGTTTAACAAAGCATTACATGATTTTTTTCCTGAAAACAGAATGAACCCTGAACTTTTAAGAATGTCTAATGAGCTAGATGGAAGAGTTGCTACTTACATGAAAAGATTAAATGATGTAGCAGGAGATATAAATAAGTTAGATGATGATGGTAAAAAACTTATATATAATCTTATGGGTGGTGATTTAGGTAAAGACGAATTACTAGCTATGTCAAAAGGTGAGATAGTTCAAAGAGCAACAAGAGTTGTTGGAGATATAAATCCCAAAACAAATAGACCGTGGACTAAATCAGAAATTAAAAAGCTTAAACCTGACGAACAACTTGCTTTAAAAAATAAAACAGAAAAAAATATAAATGTTAAAGAAACTTTAGGTATAGGATTACCAACAAGTGTAAATAAAATACTTAGATTAAATGATGAACAATCACAAATAATGAAAGAGATAGGTGAAGACCTAAGATATTCGGGTTTATTAGATGATGCTACATTTAAAACAAATATAGATAATTATATAGCAAGAATATATGACCCATTATTAGCAGTCAAAGGACCAAAAGCAGCTAATAAAGTTATAAAAGATTTGAGTAAAATTAGAGGAGACTCTTTATACAGTAGAGGACAGGTATATAACCTAGGTAATAAAGCTACATTTAAAGCAGAAGAATTAAAAGATGTAGTTCCTGCATTAAGGTCAGAAAGAAAATATGATTACCGTATTAATCAAACATATGGAAAGGTAAAAGATAACAAAGGTAAATTAATTAATAGAATATCAGATGAAGCTGACCCACAATATAATAAAGGATTAAGTTCTGAAGACCAAGCGTCTAACTATGGCGTTGTTATAAGAAAGAGTAAAGATAAACCTGACGAGTATGAAGTAATTACTCAGCTAACTAAACAGGAAAGAAAAGACTTGGGTGAACTAGATGACATGAGTTTATCTTTAGCTAAAACAGCATCTGAATTAAGAAGCACGGCAGGTATAGGTAAATACTATGCAGAAATGTTTGATAAGGGATTGAAGCAGGGGTTTGTTTTAAACAGAGAAAGTTATTTAACAAGAACTTTATCAGATAAAGGATTAAGAGTTTCCGGTAGAACAGGTGCTGATAGTAAACTTATTGTTAGTAATAAAGAAACTGACAGAATAGAAACAGAAATGAATCTATTAAGAACACAAGACCCGACAGTTCCCGGCAGATATAGAACCGGAGTAGATGAATTAGGACAACCGTTACCTGACGTTCCTTTTGTTAATCTTGGAAAATATAATAAGTTAAAAAAAGAATTAAAAACAGAACAAGACAAAGCATATAAAGAATACAACAATATAACAAAAGATTTAGAATCTAAATTCAAAGGAGCAACAGCAGACAAACCTGTAAGACTAGATACTGTAGGACAAGATGGATTTAAAGTTACAGATGAATTTGTTTATGTACCTAAAATGACTGAACCTGATGTTAATGGCGTTGGCAAAGCTGTAACAACTATAGGCGGAAAAGGTGGAACTGACATTCCTATGTATGGAAAACTAAATGGAAACTTAATAAGAAAGTCTGAATACAATGACATGATGTTACTTAAGTCATTAAGAGAAAATGATGGCTCAAGACTTTTGGGTGATGAATATTTTAAACTAAATAGTTTTTGGAAAAAAACTAAAACAGTATATAACCCTGCTGTGCATATGAACAACTACATATCTAATTATACACTTTATTATGGAAGTAATGGAGCATGGAAAGAATTAGGAAAAGTACACAAAGATGGAACAATCAAACAAATATTAGGGTTTGAAAGAGGTACGGTTAAATGGGATGATTTAGATGATGACCTAAAACATTTGTATGAAGCAGGTGTATTCGGTAGAGATTTAATATCTGCTGAATTAAAAGGCAATCTTGATATAGGTGCATTAAGTAAAGCATTTTCTACAGAAGCTGCAATGAAAGATGGTAACTTTATGAAGTCTGCTTTTGATACAATTAAAAATCAATTAAGTAAATCTAAAACATTAACATATGCAGGTAAAAAATTAAAAGGTGCTGACCAAATTATGTCAGGTTGGTATCAATTGGAAGATAGATTATTTAGAATAGCTTTATATAGAAGTAGATTAAAACAATTAAATCCTGAAACTAATTCTAAGTATACAAAATCTGAAGCATCTGCTGATGCTATAAAATATTTTGTAGATTACAATATTAAGTCTAAACATATCAATGCTTTAAGAGGAACAATAGTTCCGTTTTTATCTTATTCTTACAGGATAATGCCAAGACTAGCTGAAATTGGAATTAAACATCCTGAAAAAGTAGCTGTAATTGCAGCACTAGGTTACGCAGCAAATGATATGGGACGAGCTGCAACAGGTGGAACTAAATATGAACAAGAGCAAGAAAGAAAGTTTATGCAAGAGTATAACAAAACTAACATGTTCGGATTTGGTGCTATGCCTGAAGCTAACATTAGAGTAGGTGGTGGTAAAGAACCTAAGTATCTAAACTTTAGTAGAATGTTACCGGGTGGTGATGTTTTTGAAATGGGTGGGCAAACACCCGGAGAAGTACCTTTTTTCCCAAGAATTATGCAACCCGGTGGTCCTGCATTTAGTACGTTATTAAACACTTTAGGCGTAGACCCTTTTACATTAGGCAAAAAAACTACAGATGAAGTGGGTATGGATGCTTTAGAAGTAATGGGTAATAGGTCATTAAGTATTGCTAAAGATTTTATACCAAACATTCCTTTTGTTCCGGGTAGTTTTTCTTACAAAAAAATAATGTCTGCATATGAAAAAGAATTTGGTGACCAAGAAAAATACAATACATTGTCTGACCCATTAACAACATTAGAAGCAGTAGTAAACTCTGTTGGTTTAAAAATAAACACAGCAGATATAGGAAGATTAAGAAGATTTACATCTTCAGAAGCTAACGCAATTAAATCTAACTTTAGTAAGAAGAGAAAAAAAATTAATAATGAAAGAATGAAAGGATTAATATCTTATGAAGATTACATAAGAGAAGTAGAAGAACTTAAACTAGATATGAAAGAAACATTAGAGGAGTTATACGATAGAAAATGATACCGTTTGAAGTTATAACAATGCTTGGCTCTAGTCTATTTACTGGACTACTATCTATATGGTCACAGAAATCTAAAGATTCGGCAGACCAACAGAAGTATCTTATGCAAAGAGCAGAGATAGAAAGAGCATCAGTTAATGACGCAAGAAAAGATAACAGTCAGTATCAATCTACGACAAGAAGATGGATGGCATTACTTGCAGTATTTTTTATAGTATGCCTACCTAAACTGGCAGTATTTTTAGACCCATCAGTACAGGTACACTTAATGTATCTTGACCAAGTCAAAGAGGGATGGTGGATATTTGGTAGTACACAAGAAGTAACAACATTTAAAGGTATCGGTGGGATAGTAATTACTACAGCAGATACACATTTTCTAGCAGCGATATCCGGATTCTATTTTGGTTCTGCTGCGACAAGGAGATAACATGGCTATAGAAAGAGCAGGTGAAAAATTTTCAGGATATAACAAACCAAAGAACTCACGCAAAGGTGGTAAAAAGTTTGCTGTATTAGCTAAAGAGGGAGACAAGATTAAGCTCATCAGATTCGGTGACGCTAACATGACTATCAAAAAGAACATACCATCAAGACGAAAATCGTTTAGAGCAAGACACAAGTGTGATACTGCTAAATCTAAACTAACAGCTAGATATTGGAGTTGTAAAAAATGGTAAGATTATATTTAGCTATAATTATATTAAGCATTTTTATTTTAGGTTATGCAATAGAAGATGCTGTGTCTGATGTTACATCAAATGGTGCTACAACTAACAGTCAAACAAATGCTTCAGGAAGTAACACATCTATATCCGGTGGGTACTCACAAGAAACCACAAATAATTATACGGGTGGTCAAACTAATACTACAACTAATTCAACAAGCAATAGCACTAACCAAGAGACTGCCGTTAATAGTGCAACAGCACCTGCTATGTCTGTGTATAGCCAACAGTCATGTGTCATTCCACTATCTATTGGCATGACCGTTATTGGTTTCAGCACAAGTCTTGGAACATATCACCATGATTTAAAATGCGAACAAAGACAAAGAGCCAAACTATTAAATGGATTAGGAATGAAAGTTGCAGCGATATCATTAATGTGTCAAGACAAAGACATATGGAAAGCAATGATGGATGCAGGAACACCATGTCCTATAGATGGATTAATCGGTGAACAAGCTAAACAAAGATGGGAAGAACTAGGTAATGAAAAAGTTTTTGATACTGTTAATGCTACCTCTAGTGGCAAACGCAGACACTTCAGCAAATCTAATTACTAACGGTACGTTTGACAACGGCACTACAGGTTGGACTACATCAGGTGATGCACAAGTTATAGGTGATTGCTGTCCGGGTGGACATGACTTTGAGTTTGGAAACAGTGGGTCTATAGAACAAACATTTGATTTAACATCAGATGATATTACAACTCAGATGCTAGACAACGGTATTACTCTTAACTCTACAGTAGAAGTACAAAATGGTGAGGGTGGTGTAGGTTCTTGGTGTCCTAACTGTGGCGATGCTGACAGTTTTAGAATAGACTTAACAATACTTGACAATAATAGTCAGGTATTAACTACGACTACACAAACAAGAACAGATGTAACAGGTATTAATGGTGTAGATTTTACTGACTCTATAACATATACAGGTACTGGTAGTTACTATGGCAACATATTTATTAAAGGCGAAGACGCATCAACAGGAAGACTTGGTGGACCAAACGTAGATAACATATCAGTTACCATGGAATATGACCCTGTTGTTTTATCATTAGAACAAACACAACATATATCTGCTGTTGCTGAAATCGTAGAAGAAATATATATAGAAGAATTTGTTTACGAAGAACCTGTTATTGAAGAGATTATCTTTGAAGAACCTATGGTTGAAATCATAGAAGAACCTGTTTTTATAGAAGAAGAATTTATTGAGGAGACTATTGTCTTAGCTCCTGCTATGATAGAACCTGAGATAATAGAAGAGGTTATAGAAGAACCGGCTATTGAAGAAGTGTTTGAAGAAATAGTAGAAGCACCTATTGAAGAAGAACTTGTGGAGGAAATTAATGAAACAGAAACTATCGAAGAAACAGAAAGAGATACAGAAGTTAATGAAAGTAACGGAGATGTTATCGCAGAAGAAACCGAAGTCGATAACGAGAGTGGGAGTATTGAAACCGAACTAACAATAGAAGAAATATCTATTAAGGTAGCTGATAAAATTAAAACAATAGATGGTCAGCTCAAAGCTACACAAATGATAGTAGCTAAGGTTATGCAGAAACACAACAAGATATCAAGTTACTCAAAAGTAAACACAGATATATTTATACAACCAAATATAGTTGATATAGATATAGGTACATATACAAACAATACCTATGTAGATATCAGAAATATTTATCCAAACCAAACATACGAGGACAGACTATGGACATCAAGGTAATTGCAGGGATACTAGGAATAGCTATCAGTCTTGGTAGTCTATTCGTATTTCAAGGACAGTTAATACAGAGGGTTGAGGTGCTAGAATCTAAATCAGTACCTGATATTACCCCATTAGAAAAAGAATTATCTATACTCAAATCACAAGTAGAGGATTTAAAAGCTAGAAATAGTAATCCATTAATGAGATGATAAAGATAATGAAGTTCTTATTAGGTAAGATAAGAACCAAATATCTAAGACCGGAGATATCTGTCTTAGAGTTTATACTAATATTGGTTATGTCATATTACATCACTAGATGGCTATATGCTTAAACTGATAGGAGATAACTATGAGTGCAAACATCCCTTATACCAAGAGGGAAATGCAAATCATCAAGGCAATCCATGCGATTGAACCTAATGCTAGGTTCAGTATTAAGGACAACATAAAGAATAGACTTGACTACCAATATGGTGGTATAGTATTCTTTAATTGTCTACCAATAAGTTGGGACGAAGTTATGGATAAGATTGATGAGCAAGAAGAAAGAAGACCTTATTAGTAATCCTCCCCATTACACAAAGGGGATTGAAACTACTAGGTATATACGGTCATGGGATATGGACTATGTTCGTGGTAACATTATAAAATATGTTACTAGATTTCCGTATAAGGGTACACCTGTGTCTGATTTAAAGAAAGCTCGTTGGTACTTAGATTATTTAATTAACGAGGAAGAAAATAAATGAGTGGTCAGATACATAATAGTGGTGGTAACTTTAGTAAAGTTGGCATCATACAAAGAGATGATGATGGTAACGCACTACAATGCCCTCATTGTGATTCAACCCATTTAATAAAATCGGGTACATGTGGTACTCATAAACAAAGAAAAAGATGGAAGTGCAGGACTTGTGAAAAGAAAACAGTAAGTCCTAAAATTATAAAGAATTACGAATTAGAAGAAGCTGAGAATCTTGATTGGTCTACTGAAGAACTAATCAATGCAAGAACAGAAGTCTTCAAAAGAAAAGAAGCAAGAGAAAAGTCTGAAAAATTTATCAACATAAAGATAGATGACAAGAAACCTATTGGATTATATATACAAGGAGACCCACACGTTGATGATGATGGATGTGATTGGGTATCACTTAGAAATCATATAGATATAGTTAATCAAACAGATGGTATGTATGCTTGTTCTGTTGGAGATTTATCTAACAACTGGGCTAGGCGTGGTAAGTTAGCAGGATTATGGGCAGACCAAACTACCAATGGGGAACAGCAATGGCAGTTAGTAGAGTGGTTGGTAGGTGCTACACCTTATATATTTATAGTAGCAGGTAACCATGATATGTGGGCTATGGAGGGCGACCCAATCAACTGGATGTGCAAACCCTTAAAGACTGTATATTCTAACCATAACGCAAGACTTAAAATTAAATTACCTAAACACGAAGTCAAAGTAAATTGTTCTCATAATTTTAGAGGACATTCAATGTACAATACAGCTCATGGTATTGTTAAACACGCATTGTTCAATGCAAGAGACCACTTACTTATAGCAGGTCATACACATGTATCCGGTTACAGTCCTATTAAAGATGCGAACTCGGATAAAATTATGCACTGCGTACAAGTTGGTAGTTACAAGAAGTATGATAACTTTGCAAAGCAATTAAACCTACCATGTAAGATGATGTCAGCTTGTGCTGTTGCTGTATTTAATACTTATGTAACAGAAGACCACCCTGATTTTATCAAAGTATTTTGGGAAGTAGAAGAGGGTGCTGATTATCTAAACTTTTTAAGGAATAAGAAATGATACCAACTCTAACATTTTTAAATTGGGAAGACGCTGTTACACCTACACAAGGGTGGACAGACATTAAAGAATTAAAACCTGAACTAGCAGATTGCATATCTTTAGGTTTAATAGTAGAAGAGAATGATAAAACAATTACTATTGTATCTCACATATCAGGAGATAAAGAGGGGACAGATATAGATGGTAGTTTAGTATTGGATAAGTCTTGGATTAAATTTAGGATAGATGTACCAGTGCCGGACAATCAACTAGAAAAACTTAAACAATGGTTACTAAAGAGGGTAGAAGAATGAGAGTAGCAGACGAGAAGAAAGAAAAATTATTTGTAGAATATTTTACAAGTGGAGAGACATTAGCTAACGCAACTAAGTCAGCACAAAAAGCAGGGTATAATAAGAACCCATCTCAAATGGGATACGTTCTCAAAAAGAAATACGAAAAAGAAATCAGAAAGATTAATGAAGAAAAGATTACCGGTGTATCAGGTAAAGCAATCAATGTACTTGAAGACCTATTACATTCAGACCAAGACTCAGTAAGATTAAACTGTGCTAAATTAATATTAGAACTGGGTAACTACTCATCACAAAATATTAATATTAATATGGAAGACAACAAACACAAGACAGATGCTGAGTTGGTTGAAGAATTACAGGGACTTGTTGCTAAGATTCCTGCATTAGCACCCAAGTTAATGGGTATTAAGGATGCAACAACAGAAGAAAAACCTGAAAGCTCAGATAACCTATCTACAAAGGACGAGAAAAGAGTTACTCATTAGTGGGTAGCATTGGTATAGGGTAGTATATTTACACTCGATAACGTCCATCCTAGCCCCCTATATTCTGCCAAGAGTATACGATACCGGACACTAACACAACAAACCCTATTGAATTAATAAATATCAATGGATTATCTTTAGTTAGGATACCCGTTAACAACCAACCGAGTACCCCAACCACTTGAACATATAAGTTTAAAGGATATATGTTATATGAAGTTAAAAATATTCCAATCGTAAGAACAATTGAACTGAACCATTTAAGTTTCTCTATCAATGTCTTCCCACATATTTTCTGCACCCTCCATAGTGTTGCGTAAATATTCACATGGAGTAGCATTGTTATATATATCACCCTCTTCTATTTCTTTGTCTGTCATTTCACTTAATCCTTTTATAGCATCTACTTTATCAAACCAATAAAACCCACCATAATTAATCTCTATATATTCACAAACATATGGACTGGTACATTGGTCTACTAAATTAAATAATTCACCAACACTATCTGTTTGATAGGTAAATATACCAACGAGTTGTTTATCTTCTTTTATTCTTACTAATGCTGTGGTCATTAATCATCTCCAATCTTACTCAACGCACTAATCTCTATGTCTTTAATCATATTAAGTATCTTCATGTATGGTTCTCTGAATTCCATGTATCCCTCTTTTGTATATCCCATAATGTGATGCCGGTTATCATCATCAAAGATAAACTGACCAGTACCATCACAGTGGCTACACTTCTGAATAGTATTCCCAACTGAAACACTACCCACCCCATGACAGAAAGGGCAGGTAGTATCCATGGTCTCAGACATAGCAAGGTTAATAAAACTTCTAATTAATAATCTGTCTGAATTCTTTAGTGCATCTATATTATGTTTAATAAATATATCAGCACAGTCTACAAAGATATCATCGAATAACATAGCCCTAGAGTATTCGTTGTCTGTATACTTTGCTATAAGAAAATCATATTCCTCTGACGTTAATCCTTTAGTGCCTAAGAAATGTGATATGTCATCTGATGTTACTGAGTCGTGACTACCTGAACCTACCTGTAGTCCCATAGACTTAGCACATAAAAGAGATAACATCTCAGCTTTCAATAATCTTCCATATCCTATACTTGTTTCCAGTATATCTTTTGGTTACTATCTTAGCACCATCATTCTTAGATTCAAACTCTTTTGTATATTGATATCTTCTGATAGCATCCCATGTTCTCATTCCATTTACTTCTATAGAATCTCCACTATCCATTTTATCTATAGCAGATAAGTAATCATCATATAACCTAGGTCTCCCTGCATTTATTACAGGGATTCCTTTATCTATTTTAATCTTCACTTGGTCTATCTTTACTTGCATAATAATAGTCCCTCATTTTTTGTAGTCTATTTTGTCTTTGGTCTTCCGTTTCGCTAGACAATCTACTACGTTTATTCTCTAAGATATTATCTCTTAACTTATAATATCTATCCTTTGCGTACTGTTTCTTCTTCTCCCTGTTGTCCGGATTAGAATACCATACATTCCAGTATGTCTTTTTGTCCTCTCTCTTTTCCATATCTCCTCCGTTTAGAATGGTTTGTCGTCTCCGTTAAATACATCTTTCAGTTCATCAAGTTTCTTTTTACTTTCATAGTCATCTTCTTTTAACCACCCCGAGAATTCATATGTATCTCTAGTGTTAATAGTAAAGTCCTTTCTTTCTTTATTCAAGTTTTTATATTTACTATTACCCATAAATGATTGAGCATTTCTATTCTCAGTATCTACTATCATCTTTACTTTCTTAAACAATACCTCATTGATATCCCCAAACTCTTTATCGTTTGTGAATAACTTAATGTATATTCTTTCTCCTGTATCTGCATTTTTAATTGCAAGGTTTACGTACTGTCCCATGTTAATCTCCTAATCGTTGGTAAAATCCTTTCTCTCTTCTTTCATTTGCACTTAGAGTTTGAAACAATCTTAGTCTATGTTCTTGTGCTGATATCTTACTGGTAAGATTACCCACTAATTCTTTAGCATCTGCAATCTTATCTATGTACATAACAACACCCTCATCCGTCATAGCTATAGCTTCCTTATGTGCCTGTGTTCCTTTAACATCAGAGCAATTAAGTAGTGCTACTGCCATGGATACTTTTTTATTTTCAGTTAGCTTATGTAGTTCTTTCTCAGCTTCAGCTTTAGCTATGCCTAGTTTCTCTACATAATCTACCAGTTGTTCTAACTCAACACTTGGTAACTTAAACGCACTCATTGTATTGAACCTCCCCGTTATATATAAATGATTGCTTACTCTTTCTTTTTGTTAAGAAGTCTTTATCAAGACTACCTTTCAATAGATACCTAGCAAACTCATCTACCTTTGGTAACATGTAGTTATTAATATAGTCCTCGTTGTAAGGTATATAATATAACTTAGTGTTACCTTTTTGATATATACAAAAGTAAGTACCGTCAGCATTATTATCTTTCTTTAGTTTCCTAGTTAGGTACTGCTGAAAGTATACTTGTGGTAAATATCTTTTAACATACTTATCAAAATCTTCTTGTTTATAATACGGTGA